GGAAGATATCAGGGTCCATTGACCGCTGGTGGCGGGGTTATTGTTAAGGTTGTTCGTGATGTTGCTAGCGTACAAGCCCCCCAGGTACGTGACCAGGATTCCTTTCCCATAGGTGGTGGAGGATGACCACACCCCCTCATAGGGAACCACTCCCGACCCGACCACCGAATCAAGGATGGACATGTTGTTATTCATGTAGTACGCCCAGTTGTTATACCCCTGGGGAGGCTGGGCCAGGTTAAGGTTGGGGGTATAGGTGATGACCTGGGCCTGCGACACGGTGTTAGCAACCACCATAAGCAACAATGAGAATAAAAATGCAAGAGACACGGCGCGCTTCATGTGATCTCCTAGTTGTGGTGCGAGTGACAGTCCGCAGTGGTGGCCGCAGATGAAGCAGCACCGCAGTTGAATGTGCACGTGAGTACGTACGGAAACGAGCTTGACGCCTTGGATGTTTGGCCAGACATAGACACAAACGTTCCGTTGGAAGTAGTAGGCATACACTCTACCGTGTAGCTAGCGTCTGCGTACGCTACTGGCAAACTGATGCTGCCTGAGCATCCACTGTCTGTAGAGTTGGCCAGAGAGCACAAAGCGGATGATGTCCAATCTTGATCTTGCACAGACGTTATGCACGGAACACTCACGAGTAGACCTGTGCCGTCTGTACCTGTACACGGGGCGCTGACAACACCGGTATCCTTAAGCGTAGTGAACGCGCCTGTAGATGGGGTTGTAGCCCCCACGGGAGAGCTGTCGAGAAAGCTGTGGGTGATTACCGCCGAACGAATGGGCGTAGCCGCAAGACCCGTGATGAGTCCAACGAGCACCGCGCCGAATAGGGCTAGCTTCATCTTTGTGCTGATGTTATTCATACGCGCTCCTTTAGTTAGAAACCATCGGGCCGGTGGCGCTGGCAATGACGGTGCCGAATGGTTGATGAACAACAAACTCCTGTCGGTTGACAACTGACGTGGTGGTGTCAATGTCACCCGGGGCGTTTACGTTTGTAGGCCAGGTGAATGTATGGCCACCGAAGGAGTCCTCAACGATGATGAAGACGATCTTCTGGCCCTTCCTCAGGTTGACAAGCGTGGAGCTTGTAACGTTGCCGGTCAGCTTGATTTGGAATACAACAAACACAGGGTTACCGGCGTTGCAGTCGAAGACCGGCGTGGCGCTGAAGGCTACGTCTACCTCTACCGGCGCCCCACCCGATGACGCGAGCGCCGAGATCACCGCCTGGACCCTCGACACCTGGGTGGCTAGGTTACCGTCGTCCAGGAAGTCTAGGGAGAGGATGTTTTTGACCAGCTCCCCCAGGACCGCGGTTCCTACGGTTCCCTGTCGAAGGCACTTGTTAAGCCGGCGGCCGAGGGTAATCCCCGGCTGAAGTCCATCGATTTGGTACCCCGAGCCGGCGTAGGTTCCCTGGGTGTCCACATAAGCGCCCGGGTCAGTTGCTACCGGAAGAAAGTCATTCACCGCCATGTTAGCTCTCCGTTACACCACAAGATCTTCAACCATGTAACCCACGTCCAGACCCGAGATGGTTGAGCTCTCGACATCTAACCCGAATACCGGGGAACCCGTGGCCTGATAAAACCCGCACCCAACCCCCGCCGGCCGGAGCTCAATGTATCCGTTGATCAGCAGGGCTAGGGCCACCGTACCGAGATCGGTTGCCAGGATAATCACCGCCATGGTCATATCCTGATAGTCCTGGATGAGGACCTCGAAGACATTCCCCTGGAACACCGAGGCCCAGATCGCGTACATCCCCGGCACCGTACCGTCCCAGTAGTTCGTGGCCACCACGGCCTTTAGGAGGGTCCGGTAGTCCGCATCTCCCAGCACGGTGATTCCCGAGGGTGGTAGGGGAGCCTTGAGGTTGCGGCTCGCCCCGATCCACTCCCCGAGGATGTCCAGCTGGTCTCCCACCGCCTGGTCGAGGTCGAACAGGAAGGGGAACCGACTGAGCTGAAAGATGCCATCGGCCATTGGCTTACACGTCAGGTTAATCATGGCCATGTACTTAGGCCGCTGATTATGCTGCGAGACGATCAGGCCGAGATAATCTGATACCGCCATTAGACCACCGTCAGAACAATGTTGGGGGTTGAGGTTATGGCCGCCGCGTTGAAGTCAATCGGCAGGTCCACGGTTCCGACCGGGGCGGGAGCGATCCCGATGGTCAGGGCGGTGATGTTATAGGTAAGCCCGTCGGGGCTGCCATACAGGTTTGCCGGCCCGAACATCTTCGTATAGTAGACATCCGTGCCGATGCCAAGGCTATTGATGAACGCCACGATCGCCGCGATGAGCTCATCCCCAATTGAGGACGTGTACCCCGTCAGGGGGTGAATCGTCAGGCTCACGTAGATCTGAACCTCGGCCAGCTCAAAGAAGGCGATGTTGATCGGTACCCCCGAGGGGTCCTCCACCTCAACCATCGTGGTTCCATAGGTTCCCGTACCTGGCGACTTCTTCGACTCGATGGCCTGGGCAATTTCGGTGATGTCCCCACCCTCGACCACCGCGGCGATGCTATGGCTCGGTATCCCGTTGCCGTCGGTGGTGGCTCCCTGGTTCTCGTATACCGTCGACCGTCCCACACCTGCCAGGTTAGCGATCACCGCGGCAATCGAGCTGAGCGGCGTCTGGGCAGGTAGCGCCGTGCTTTTCGCCTGTCGTTGACGAAGGATGCCATCCTGCTCCACCGGGATGCCGGGAGTAGCGGCCGCGGAGTTGGTCACCGAGGCCCAACCCCGGGTCGGGGTATACCTGATCGTTACCGTGTTGATTGCCGCGGCGATGTTCCCCGGCTGCTGGGCCGTAGCCGTCACCGCGATCACCCCGGCGGGTGGGATCGTCACCAGAACCGGGAGGTTCCATAGGTTTCCATTCTGATCCTGAACCACGCAATTGTTGAGGGGTGTGCCGGCGGTGCCAAAGACGCTGACCACCACCGTGCTGTTAGTGGCCTGAATCCGCCGGAGGCCGTTGATGAGCACGATGGCGCTCAACCCCGCTCCCTGGGCGCCCAGGGGCCGCATGGAGTTGTAGGCGGCGATGTTCGCGTTGTTCTCGTCGTTGTAAGCCGTGGCTAGGACCACCAACCACTCGTAGTCCTGGCTGTCCGGGGTCAGCACCACGTCGCTACCGTAGATCGTGGTGAACGACTCGATCAGGCTGTTGAGGATAGCCTCAAAGTCTCCGGGTGAGATGGGGCCACTCGGCCCATAGGTTATCGCTAAGGTCGCAAGGGGCACCGTTTATCCTCCGTACTTCCGGCCATAAGCGCTCTGGCCGTATCCGCCGATTGCGGAGATGTTTTGAAGGTTTACCGTTCCGTACACGGTGATCACCGTGGCCTGGTTGATGGTCAGGGTTCGGCTTCCGGGATCTAGGGTGCTGGAGTAATCGGTAAGGTCCACCACCCCCTGGACCCCCTTGATGGTTGACTTTATGATCTGGTCGTAGGCATCCTTATGGTTTCGTCCCACCACCTGGGTCAGCCATGGAACCCCTTTGGTGGTGTCCAGGAACCACTCCCCTAGAAGCAACCTCAGGGTGGTAAAGATAAGCTGAGCCACCGTCTGGGCGGAGTCTACCAGGTAATCCGATCCCCCGTGGCCGAAGGTGTAGTCGTTGTTCGGGTCGAGCTTTCTATATCTCACGGTATGGGCACCCCCGTCTCACTACCACCCGTCTGCACCCCACCATGAACATGAGCATGGAGGGTGGTGGTAACGGCCGTTATTTCCTCGGTGGCCTCGATGGTTCCCGTGACCACCAGGTTACCCATGATGTTTACCCCTCCCGGCGCCTTAAGGTTGATCACCCCACCCGGGGCGAGCTCAAGGACGCAGGTTCCATCCTCGGTGCGGATTTGAAGGTTGGTGGTGCTTACACCTGACAATACCCTCGGCTGGCTTCGCGGACCCGGTAAGGCGAAGCCATCCGAAAGAAAGTCATCTGGCCGAAGTTCGGCAGGCAGCTGGACACCCCCATTGGCCCACCAGTTGTCGACACATCGGCTGGCAATCACCACCAACACCTCGTCCCCCTCGTTGAGCGGCCAGGTGATAGCGTAGCCGCCTCCCGAGGGGAACACCACCGGAACGTCCACCATCAGGGGGAGAGGACCCCAGGTGAACGTCCCATCCGCAGACCGCAAGCTAACCTTGATTACCGGCTGGCAGGTTACGGTCATCTGAGTTTCATCGTAGCTCTCCACCAGGCAGGGGACCGCCACCCACAGACCGGACTTCAGGCCATCCATGGCGACCCTAACCGCCTCCTCGAGGTCTACCCCACGCTCTCGCTGGTCCATTAGGCGGCACCTCCATAGGCGAGGACCGCCGACTCCTGCTGCGCGCTTGGGTCGATCGACACGCAGGTGACCCGGGTATACCACTCGTTAGCTCGGGTGTCCCCATCATGCTCGGCCACTAGCACTCGGTAGATTCCATTCCCCGGTGGGATCGAGGCGATGTAGCTCAGGGAGGTGTAGTTCGGGTATCCCTGCTCTAGGATCGTGGTCCGAACGATGTCCGCTGAATTTATCTGAACCCGTTGTCCCACGATGATGAGGGGATTCATCAGGACCCTCACCTCTACCCCCTGGTCGGTAGCCTCGGGCACCCCGATCATGCCGGTATCGCTGTTGATTACCACCACGTCCCCCGGCAGGTACCCGGTCAGGGGAATGAATGTTAGCTGGCCATTCTGAATGCTCCATCGAGATCCCGAGCTCTTCGCCATGTCCCTCAGGTAGGACCGAGCCAGGCCGAACAGGACCTTGCCCCGGGCCAGGATGCCACCGGTAGCCTGCAGGTACCCCACGGCGTTTGGGTCCTTAGGAGCGCCCAAGGCGGTGCAGATCGCGTTGAACCGGTCGGCGTACGTGGTACCGGCCTTGAGGGTCATGTTGACCACCCCGAAGTTGTACAGTTCGTCGCCATCCGCGGCGTGGATCTCCAGGAAGTTGTCTACGTTCTTTTCCCGACCATACTTGAACTGCTTGATGGTTCCCTGGAACACGGTAGCCAGCTGGCCCTGGTACCCCGCCTGGACGATGACCGTGGTAAACTCCCGAATAATCTCCGCGGTGGTTGAGGCCTTGAGGTTGTACACCCGGATGATGGCGGTGTTGGGGCTTTCCTGGTCGCTAGCCCTAACCGAAAAGGTAAAGTGAAGCTGGCTGAGGTCCTTAGACACCGTCTGGCTGGCTACCACCAGGCTAGCTGACCGGAGAAATTGGAAACCGGTATAGCTCATGAGGTGCCATCCGGCACGTAGTACAGGTGGCTCGTGCTCCCGAGGTTGGTAAAGCTTGGAAGGGCTAAGGTATCCGTGTCGGTCTGAACATATAGGGAACCCACGAACCCCAGGTAGCGGTAGGGTTTTAGGAGATCCCCGCCCGTGGTCATGTTTATCCCCGTGACCACGGGGTTATTGCCCTGATCGTTGATGTCCAGCAGCCAGATCTGATCGATCTGTGACCAACGGACCAATAAGTTGTACACCGTGCCCGACAGGGAGATGGTCAGGGTCTGGGGCGTGGCTGCCAGGGGAACCTCAAAGGCAATCATTCGGCACCCCCATTAAAGTTCGTTCCCGGCTGAAGGTTAACCTGACCCTGGGGCACGGTGGGGGCGGTCTTCTGGGGAAGCGACTGCTGGCTCATGGCGCTGATCGTGGAGCTTGAGGTCAGGGCCATCAGGATCTCCACGAGCTCGATCGTGAGGTCCAGCACGTTCTCGGTTTCCTTATCGGTAACCACCCCCAGGCTCTTGATCGCCATGTTCTCGTAGGTCCGCTTGCCGGTCACCACCCGGAACAAGGTAGCGTTGGCCTTCAATTGAAGCATCTGGCCGTACAGGGTATTCAGGAAGCCGGGGTCCTGGGATGTGTTGTACTGGCTTCCGGGCGCCCAGGCGTAGGTCAGGTCCAGGTGGGCCGGCCGGTTGAAGATATGGTCGGAGATCACGCTACCCTGCTCTACCGGGTGCTCGGTGATCTCGCTTTCGTCGTGGTGCCGCTCGGTCAGCACCGCATCCGCGGTGATGATCCCTACCTGGCCCGAGGCCACGAAGGCTCCGTTAACCACGCTTCCCTCGGGGTACGACATCCCCCGCCGCGTGAGGGCGGCCTGGAGGGCGACGATGGAGGTAGGGGTGGTGCTCATGGGGTGGCCACCGCGCCGGCCAGGGCGCCGGGGGAGTCGATAACCCCCGAAAGGTTGCGGACCAGTGTCCGGTTAACTCCATCCTGTCGCTTCGCCGCCTCCCGTGCGGCCGCCTGGGGATCGCTAACGCCATGGATGTTGATCTCGGTCTTCTGGTCCAGGCTAACCGCCTTACGGAACAGGTCCGACTCCTCCTTACGCCTAGCGACCAGGCCCTTGTCTACCAGGTACGTACCGTTAGGCTGCCGAACCTTGTTGAACCGCTCGAACTGGGCTGCGGCGCCGGCGAAGTCCCCCGAGTTAAGCTTCTTCAGAAGGGTTGACTGGTTGAAGTTCCCTGCCCCGATATTGTACTCGAGGCTGGTCAGGGCGCTCAGCTGGTTGCTGTTCAGGGTCTGGTGGACCTTGGTCAGGATGTTCCGGACATACTTCAGGACATCCTGGTGAAGCAGACGGTCGGCCCCCACCCGGTCGATGGAGGTCAGGTTCTCTCCCGCCTGGATGTGGTGGCCGTGGCCAATGGCCCAGCCGTTCACGTCCCAGTAGGGCTTGCCCCTGAAACCCTCGGACTTGGCGATAACCGCCTCCATGAAGGCCGAGGCCTGCAGGACGTTCGACTTAACCACCGCACCGGCCAGGTCCTTTGCCCCGAGGGACAGGGTCTTCAGCTTTTGGGTGTCGATGTCCAAGCCCAGGGGGTTACCGGTCAGGCCCGTAGCCAGGGCCTGCTTGAGGAAGCTTAAGGGGTGGGCCTTGGCCTCGGGCAGAACCGCCTTTACGTCGCTCTTGAGATCGCCTCCGACCTTCTTGGCCCCCTCCCACACGGCCTTAGCGGCGGCGCGCACCTTGTCGGGGTGGAGCTGCATCCATACCAGGGCGGACCCAATCGCGGCGACCACCAGGACGGGCAGGGCTATGGCCCCTAACCCCGCGGCCCCGGCCGCCTCTGCGCCACCAGCGGCACCCTCCGCAGCCAAAGCACCTTCCCCCGCCGCAGCACCTCCACCTAGGGGAACCTTCCCCCCTAAGCCAATGGTCTTAATGAGCCACCGACCCGCGGCTAGGGCTCGGTTGACCGAAAGGAGGGCCGCGGCCACGGCCAGGAGCCGGGTGGACCACCCATGGGTCTTGGCGTCCAAGGGTCCGAGCAGGCCGAGGAGCTTGTCGAACAGCCTTACGGCCCCATCCATCAGGGGAAGGAAGTCTCGGGCCAGGACCATCCCCAGGACCTCGAACCGTTCCTGGATCTTGCCGAGGTCGTTATGGAACTGCCGGCTTTGAGCGGCCAGCTTCTCGGGGTCCAGCCCGAAGGCCGAGGCCATCCGCTGCCGAGCGTCGATGCCCGCCTTTAGCTGGTCGAAGTTCTTGCTCAGCATGAAGAACGTCTGCTCGTCGATGCCGAACATCCCGGCGATCGCCGATCCCTGGTAGTAGGGCATGCGGCGGAGGACGTCCACCAGCTTCAGCAGGATCTGGAGCTTGTCCTGGTGGGGGTCGATCCCCAGGCCGGACAGCACCCCCTGGGTCCCGGGCTGCAGCCTCATGGCCGCGGCGAGGCCCTCCAGGGAGGAGGTGGCCTGCTCAGCGGTAAGGCCGATCTGCTTAGCCCCGAACTGGAAGGCCTGGAGGCCACCCACCGAGGTGCCGGTTCGCTGGCTGATGTAGTACAGGTTGGTGAGCTGGTCCGCGATGACAGTGACCGCGGCGGCAATCTCCAGGGAAGCGGCGGCTGCCTGAGCGCTCAGGTCGGTAAAGCGGGTGCCGACCTTCTTCCAGAAGCCGTCAAACCGCTTCCACTCCTGGTCATCGATCTTAAAACCAAGACCGATCAGGAACGAACGGAGGACATTTTTTTCGGCCATCGCTTACCTCTTCTCCGTTGCGTCCATCATCCTTCGGTTGTTTTCGTCCTGGACGTCCAGGGCGTCATTTAGCCTTGCCAGGTCCTCCAGATCCACGGTACCATCCAGCAGGCTTTCGTACTTCAGGCACCCTGCCAGCACCGGTCTCATGACCCAATCTTCCTCGGTGGCCATGGACACCGGGGTAAAGTTAGCCGACCGGCCCCCGCCTAGCTGGCTGGGCCGCCACGAAAAAAACCGCCGAGGTTCTCTTTGACAACCTCCATGGTCACTCGGAGAAGGTCCGGAAGCTCTAGGTTGGCGTCCATGATCAGTCCCTGGGAGTTTGCCATGGGAGCCCACCCGCCGGTGCCGGCCTGCTCGGCGTAGCAGACCTTAAGGCAGGTCTTAACGATGTATTCAACATCCTCGTCGCTCATGGACGAGAGGGCCGCGCCGACCGATCCGACCACCTCGCCAATCACCTCTTCGGCCATGGCGTCGGTAGCCTTGTCCTCGGTGGCGGACCCGGGGAGCATCCCCTGGATCTTGGGGGCTAGCTTGCTTAACCCCGCGATGCATGGCATCAGCTTTCGGGCGACGTGCAGCTGAGTGAGGGCCGGTAACCTTCCTACCTGGTAACGCCGTCCGTTGACCTCAACGATGGTCCTTTCCATGGTAACTCTCCGGGTCATGATGTTGCCCTGATGGGGTCAGGGGTTATGCTCCGCCTTAGAGGCGGGTCAGAGGTCTATATGGTCGCGGCGACGGTGCTCAGCGACCCGAGCACCGGGTCGATGATGCCGATGTTGAAATCCCATTCCAGGAAGCGGGAATCCTTTGCCCATTCGTTGGCGGGGTGCTTGGCGAAGGCCACCTGCTGGTTGGTGTACACGTCGCCGGTGATCGGGTTTGAAACCAGCAGAACGTTCTTTCCCCAGAACAGGGAGCTGGACCGCTGAAATGTGTACATCGCGTTGAGCAGGCTGTTTGTGGGGCTGGTCTTGAGGACCCTCACCACGCCCCGACCGCTCTTGATGGCGTGGAGGCTGTGGACGATGGCACCGTCCGCACCCTTCTGCATGCTGCCGGCGTCCTCGTCGAACTCGATCGAGATGCCCTCCTCGGCCATGGCTGCCCCCGCCCCCAGGCTAATGGTTCCGCCCGGTCCAGAGAGGGTAGCCGCCATGTCCAGGAAGGAGTAGGTGGGAAGGGGAGCTGGGTTGATCATGTGCTTTCTCCTTTAGATTTTTACTGACACAATTAGGCTCGAGCCTAATTGTGTCAGTCGTTAACCGTCACGGATACATCCACCGTGTGCACGGCTCCTGACAACTTGCAGGCTACCTGGAAGGGTACGCTGATGCGCTTGGCTCGGTTGCTGATCGACTGGGTGGCGACCGAGGGGGCGAACACATAGTAACCCTTTGGCATGTAGTCCCCGTTGTTCAGGCTGCCGATGTTCTGGCCGGTCCAGGTGCCCGGACCCAGGAGGCCATCGTTGGCAAACTGGATGCACTCGGACTCGATGGCGGTGGCCAGGACGTGCATTCCCTGGTCGGTCTGGGACACCTTCGTGGTCGTGCCGTACAGGGCGTTGAACAGGGCAATCTGGATTCCCAGCACCAGGGCGTCGATTCCCATCACGGTGTCGATGAACCAGGGGGCGCCCGCGCAGCTGATGCCCGGCTCGATGATCGCCGTACCATTGTTGAAGTTGTAGGTCACGAACACGTTGCAGTTCTTGCTCTCCAGGACATCGATCTGGTTCTCGGTGAGCAGCTCGGGCATGACCACCGGCTCGTTCTTGTACATCAGGGTGATCACCGAGTTGTTCTGCGTGTAGTCCGTGGTCATAATACGGGCCAGCATGCTGATCACCGCGTAAAGGTCCGTGGAGCTGTACTGCACCGCGGTCCGCCGGTATCCACCCTGCTTCAGGATGTAGGCGATGTCCGTCGTGGATGACGAGCTGAGGACCCCGGCCTCCTGGGTGTTGACGCCATAGAAGTGGTAGTTGGCTGCCGCCTCGATGTAGGGGGCGATCGCCTCATGGTCCGCGTCCACCGCGCCACAAACGTACAGGCCGTACCAGGCGGTGCCGAATTGGATATCGAACAGGGTCACGCAGGCCAGGGCCGTCTCGGCCACGATGCCATTCGCCACGTAGGCCCCCGAGCTGGCGGCGGTCATGCCGAGCAGCGCGGAGATGTCCACCCCGGTCCCCTCGGGGGTCAAGAAGCTAACCGCCGAGGCGGCACCCGTGGTGGGGCTTTGAATCTCGAAGCATCCCTGGGCCGAGTTCCACACGCAGGTGGTACCGGTCAGGGCCGTGTTGAGGGCCGTCTGGATCGTGGCCGCTGCCCCCGGGAGGGTCGTGTCGGCGGTAAAGTCCAACCCGGTAATGTTGTGGGACGTCCCGTCGAGGTGCACCGTAAAGCTGCCGGTGGAGATGGCGATCAGGGCGGCCAGCAACGTGGCCTGCTGGGAGGCCGAGAACGTGGCGCCGATCAGGATACCCGCGGTAGCGGCCTGCGCCCACCGGCCGATCTTGAGCACGTTCGGCTGGGGCACCTGGCTAAACCAGCGAAGGGCCGCCAGGAACTCGGGATCGCTGTTGGAGAAGTCAGACCCGACCCCCTCAATGCTCGAGTAGGTGCGGAACCGCTCCACCACGTCGATCACGGGGGTGCTTCCGAGAATCAGCATGTTTTCCTGGCTCTCGGCCTGAACCGCGGTGGGGGTTAAGGCCACCGAGATGTTGATTAGCCGCGAGATCGGAAGGGGCTGGGGTGAGGTCGGCATGTTCTTTCTCCTTAAACGGCAGGTTCAACCTGAAAATTCTTGGTGTAGGCCGGCTCGTCAACCACGAGCTCAACCTCAGCGGAGTTGACCGCCCGGACAGCATAGCTTGCCTGCTGACGGCGGCGAAGGACGAAGGGTAGATCCTCGGTGTACAACCAGCGTTGGTTGCGGAGCACCGGAACCACGATCGGCTTGCCTACCTCCACCAGACCATACCCCTGGCGGGTAAGGTACTCTCGGTTCTGGGCAAGCTGCATGCCTACCGAGAACCGTTCGGAGACGGCCATGGCCTGTGGACCCTGGAAGGCGGCCCGCATGTTCAGGAGCTCATGCCGGATGACATCATGGACAATTACGTCACCCTGGAGGTCATCCCCCTCCCAGGCAAAGGTATCGGGCTCACGGTTCTCCAGGCGGATCGAACACCAGGTAGTCCCAAAGTCCGGCTCGTCGGGCGGCTCGGCCTGCCACTCGGGGCGGACCAGGGTGGGGTCGAGGCCGGTCACCCCCGCCACCATCTGCTGGATGAACCGGGCCAGGGCCTGGTCGTCCAGCTCCCCGTACACGCTGATGGGGGCCAGGAAACCCTGCTGGGTGGAATCCACGGCGATGGGAGGGATTGGGTTGGTGCTCATCGAGCCCCCTCAATCGTGACGCCCTTTGTCTCCGCACCGAGCTGAATCACCGGTTGGGCCGTGGCCATCGCGTGGGTAAACCCCGCGCCATACTGGGAGTAGTCATCCACCTTGATGACCGTAAACCGTACCCCGCGCCATTCAACCAGGTCCGCCTGGTAACGATCCCCGGTTTGCTCCTTGCTGGCGGCGCGGAAGGCAAACCGGCTTACCAGCTCGATGGTCTTGTCGGTGCTCTGGGCCTCGGGACGGCGGTCCAGCTTGTTGTCCCCCGAGGGCCACACCGCGCTCGGCACGTTCCTGAAGGGAACCTCCTCGGAGGTCCCCTCCCCAAACCCGTTCATAATCTCCCGCCGGCGGTACACGTTGACGGTATCCGCCAGCAGAACGTTAGAGATGGCCGGCAAAACGTTTATCATTGGAGCCATCGTTCACCACCTCTTGTCCCCTTGTTCCACGGAACATTGCCCATCAATGATTTTGAGATCTTATCCCTTGTTTCTTGAGTAACTGTCTTGCCTTTCCCGCTAGATATACCGGTCCTATTCTTCGACATCTTTAGCTTTGAAGCTTCCGAGTGTTTGCGGCCCTTCATAGGGCTCACCCTCAGTTTCGCGGCATCCGATAGCTTCTTCCTGGTAAATTCTGATATTTCGGCAAGTCCCTCTCCACCCCCCGTAAGGTTGTAACCATTTGGGTATTGGGTATCAAGCTTCTTAATCCAAGCCTTTTCTTTTTCACACAAAGTATTCCAGTCGTTAGCCGAGTCAATTACCCTGATCTCAAAACTTTGAATCCCATACTTCTTAAGAGCATTCCCGAAATATGAAGTGCTGAAGTTAAGATGGTGCCAAATTCGATTGTTGAGATTATTTCTAGTAATCCCGACATACTGTTTTCCGTCAACCCAGTTAGTAGCGAGATAAACAATCATGGTTTACCTCCGCCGTAGCCCTTGGTCCGTGCCCGGTCCGCCATGGCCCGGCCCTGCTGCGACTGGGTCAGGTCATCCTTGTTCATCACCACGAAGTTGACCGCGTTGCGCATCTGGCTGGTGTCCTGAAGGGTCTTGGTACCTGTTCTCCCACGCTTGCGGCGGGCACGTAGTGTCCCAGCCGCGAGCGGGGGAGGAAGGTTCTCCCCGATCCGACCGCGGACCGCGGCCTGGGCCACCAGGCCTACCCGGCTGAGGCCGTCCCGCACCGGCCGGCCATCCAGGGCCTCGGTGGCGACCTTAGCCAGCTGATCGGTGATCTCTTCCTTCTTAGCCTCGATGCCCGACTCCATGAAGTTGCGCTGGGGAACCCCCAGGCCGTAGTTCTGCACATACCCGATCAGGGCATTCGTCGCGGCGCCCGCCTCCTCCGCCTTGCGGGGCGCGCCCTCCTCGGGAAATCCCACGGCCACGCCGAGCGTCGTCAGGTCATTAAGCTGCCTGATGAAGCTAGCGAGCTTGTCGACCGTGACGTTGACGTTCAGATTGATGTTGATCCGTGGTTTCACTTAACTGGGCCTTCCAACTGGTCTGGTAGTGGAAGCCTTAAACCATGACCCAGGTTTACGGCTTCGGTTAACATAATCTTGGAGAACCGTCTTAGCTGTTTTCTCCTCCATATCAAAGGCTCGTTCTTCCCATACCGAACCATTCCACTCCCAGACCTTCCAATTAAGGTCATTTGAGTCATGAAAGTGAACATGAACGTGTCTCATGTCAGTTGTTCGGCGACGGCAGGAACGCCGTCCAGGGTCCGGGCCACCCGGGGCCGTTGAAGGGTCCGGGGCACATGTCCCCGCCAAAATAAACCGGGCCGGCGCCGTATTGCCGGGCGAAGTGGATGTACCGGAGGCCGTACACCGTCAGGTTCCAGTTGCCAGCGTCCTCCTCCGTGGTGGTCGCCGTGTCGTAGCTGATCGACACCGGGCCGACCGATTCCGCGCTGATGGCCCCGCGGGTGAGGCCGGGGAGCGATCCCACGCTTACGTCCATGGTGTTGCGGACGTCGAGCACCACGTGGTGGGCCGTGAACATCTCGATGCCCAGGTAGGTCATGTCCATCCAACGGTTGGGGTCGACCATCTGGGTGGCCACCGTGAGCCAGAAGTTGATCACGTCGTCGGGGAACAGGGCCTCGTCCTTAAACGCCTTCAGGTCACCACGAAACTTGGTGATGGTGACGGCGGACGGGTATGGGGAGGGGAAGGTCATTTTGAGTCGGCAATGTCTGACTTACCATGAGTTGGACAGTTAACACGAAGGTCGCCATTCGGAAGTTTGACGGCAGGGCAGGTCTTGTGACATACAGGGCAAGTAGCCGTCAGGCCACCAGCATCCCCCGTGTTCGGAAACGTGGTCTCCCCTTCGAGCTGGCCATACAGCCGTTGGTTAGCCAGGTTCAGCTCGGCCAGCGAGCTGACGCTGCCCTTGATCGGAGCATAGCTTTCTTCCATCGAGTCGCCTGACCTTTCTTTCTCCGAATAAGCGATGGCCACCGCCTGCTTTGGGTCCTTACCCGCATGCACCTCGGTGGCCACGTTATGGCTGAATGCCGACTGACTTTTCCCGGGTTCCAGGGGCACGGGAGGCCTATCCTTTCTGGATGGCTTCCAGGATCTCCGTGATCAGGTCATCCTTCTTGGCCACGGGATCGAGCTCCAGGTTGTAGTCCTTCTTCCCCAGGTCGACCAGCTCCGCCTTGGTCAGCTTGCCGAGGGATTCCGCCGTGACGGCTCCGGGTTCGGAGTCGTCACCATCGTCACCATCGTCGTCTTCGTCGTCGTCCTCGAGCTCCAGGCGGTCCTTCATGTCGTCGAGGTTCTCGCCTTCCAGGGCGTGGTCGGGGAACAGGTGCTGCGCGGCGCCGGGTCCCTCGAAGAAGTCCTTGACCTTCTGGTGGAACTCTTCCTTGGTCAGGGCCGGCACCTCGGGCAGGGCCGAGGCGATCACGCCCGAGCCGTGCCGCTTGACGCCGTTGAGCTCCAGGTAGGGGTGGCTCGCCAGGCTCTCGGGGACGTCGTTCACCCCGGCCGGGAAGTGGACCCGCTTGAACTTGTCGGTGGTGAGGGTCACCTTCTTGGGGAAGACCATGGTGACGGTTTTCTCGTCGGGCGCGATCTGCTTGGGCGTGGCTGGCTTGTCGTGGGGGCCGAACTCGCGGCCCTCCCCGTTGGCGATGCTGGGGGCGAAGTTTCCTTGGGTCATGATCTGTGTCCTCGCCCAGGACTTCCGGGTCCGTGGGCCGGTTGAATCAGTTTAGCTGGTCGAAGTGGAAATTCGGTCAACTGTAAGTTAACAACTTACAGTTGATCGAAATAACCCAAGGTTTCGGGGTAAACCACCTCGACGACTCCCAGCTTGCAGAAGTACGTCCGCTTGTGGTAGATCGAGTCGTACTGAATGGGCGTGCCCTGGAGCAGGGTCATCGGGAACCGCACCCGGTCCTTGTCCTTGGTGTACACGACCATGCGGTCATGACCGACCGTGCCGACCGTTCCGCCCGCGCCCGTCCCGATGCACCACTTGACCGGGAAGATGTCAAGCTTGCCCTTGCCGGTCGTCGCCAGGAGGTTGTTCTCCTGGATGTACTTCAGGACCGACACGTTGCCCGCCTGGGAAACCTTCTGGGTGCTGATCTGGCCGAACTGCTCCGGGGGAAGCAGGATGCGGCTGGGAACCACGGCCCAGGCCGAGGCGGCCCACACGGTGGTCAACGCGAAGTTGACGTCCGCCAGGATCTCGTCCGGGTTCTTGGTGCTCCACAGGGGAGACCCCGACCCGCCGTTGGGCAGGTTCGTGGCCGTGACCAGCGCGGAGTTGATCAGGCCGGTGAACCCCGAGGGGGTATCCCCGTAGTATACCTGCTCGTCCACGTCCATCTGGTACTTAAGCTGCATGGCCGCGTATTTTTGCTGGTCGATCGGCCGGCCCAGGCGCGCCGCGGATTCCAGCTCAAGGATGGTGTACTTGAGCTCGATACCGTAGGGCGTCAGGGGATTCGTGAGCTTCGCGAGGTCGACCGACACGCCGGTGATCTGGTCCGTGTTCTTGCCGATCCAGGCCTTACCGTTGCCGATCGTTTGACCGGTGCCAAGGCTGGAGGCCGAGTTATACGTGCTCAGCGTGAAGCTGGACACGTCATCGGCGATCGTGACGTCCTCACGGAGGTCGATGTCCCGACCCCAGCTAACCGCGGCCAGCGGTTCGTGGAGGGTTTGATCCAGGCGCTCCAGCTCGCCGACCATGAAGGCGCCGGTGGAGTCGACCGTCTTGCCGTCGTGGGTCAGGCACCGCATGCCCAGGGCCTTGCCCATGAAGTTTCCGGCGGCGTCGGTAGTTGGTCTGCTGTCAAAGGTATGCACCGTGATCGTCCTCCCTCGGTTTGAGGTAAACTACTGTTGCGGTCTCGCCGTTAACCGGCGGCAGGCCGGTTAAACGTTGAAGGCAAGCTCGCAAACGCCGTTCGCGTCGGCGGGGCTGTTGAAGTACGTCTTGTTGCTGGTCAGAGCCACCGTGTTGCCGCCACCGTTGAGGGCCTCGAAGCCGCCCACGATGTGGCCGCCACCCGCGGCGCCGATCCAGATGTAGACCGTGCCCTTCTTGGTCGGCGACTGGCCGGCCGGAACCTGGACCATGATGAACCCGCTGACCAAGCCATCGATCGGCTGCTTGGTGGGTGGGGTGCCGTTCCCGAAGCCAACCGCGCCATAGTTCGTGGCCACGGCCGTCTGGATCGGGTAGGGCCGAACCGTGATCGCGTCCACGTCCGTGATGGCATTGTCCGAGGCCAGGACCCCGCGGAGGCCGTTCGAGGCCGTGTTGATCAGGGCCGGATATCCGTACCCCACGGGTGGGTTCGTGGGGTCCACCAGGAAGGGTGGGATGTCCGCCGGATGGGTCCGGTTCACATCGCCGGGGGCGCCCGCGCCCATGCGGAAGGGGATGGCCACATCCTGGGTGAAGCGGCGGCCGACGAACCGGCCGACAGGCCGCGTCGGCCGGTTGAAGATCTTTCTCACGAGGGTGTCGAGGCTCATCATGTTCTTGGTTCTCCTTAGTTAGGCAGCAAGCTGCCTGAAGTTAGTTCGTCAGGCAACTACTAGCTGCGGTTCTTCCAAAAGTCGGCGTTCTTCTTGTTCATGTCCGCCGGCGAGGCCGGCATCTTGATCACCGTGGCCGCGTCCGTGGTCTTCCGGCCAGCCGTGATGGAGGCGTTGTTGGCGGTCTTCTTGGCGGCGGCCGCCGTGTTGAACAGCATTCGCGTGGAGTCGCAGGTAAGCTTGCGGACCGTGGCCGCGTCCGTGGTCCGACCGCCCCGAGCCGACACGATAAGCTCCTTGGTATCCGCGTCGCCCAGACCCTTAACCAGGGCGGCCTTGCGGAGCCGGCAGATGTTGTCCACCGTCACCCTTGGGTGCCAGGCGCGATCGAAGGTCGGGATCTTAACCCCCGGAGCGAGGATCTCGGCCATCGCCACCGTGTCACGGAACGATTCCACCAGGAAGGCTGAGTCGGTCGACTTCTTAGCGGCGTCCCCGGTTCCCTCGGGGGCCTCCTCCTCGAGCTCGCCCTCGATCTCCTTGGAATCATACGAGGTACCTTCCTTCGGCTTCATGTACCCCTCTTCGCCGTCGCCTTCCTTTTCCATGGCGTTGGGCGCGGTCTTCGGGGCAACCAGGCCCTTGATCTCCTCGAGCGCGTCCCCAATCGTCTTGAACCGGTTTTCCAGCTCCGCGTCGGTGAACTTCGAGCGACCGCCCTCTTCCTTGGCCTTCCTCTCGGCCTCCAGGCGAGCCGTCTCTTCCTCGGCGTCCTTGGTCTTCTTGTCGCCGCTGATCACCGCGGGGGCCGGGCCGGTGGGCGCGTGCACATGGACGTGAACACCGCCAGCCTCGCCGCCACCCTCATCACCGGTCATGGGCTCGACCTCGCCCTCCAGCATCTGGTTGAAGCCTTCCTCATCCTTCGTCTTGAAGGCCTTGCGCAGGCGACTGATAAGCGTCTCTTTGCTCATTTTCCGGGTCCTCTCTGTAAGGTGATCGGTGATCTTGCATCCTGATCCGCATCGACCGGCCTTGACCAGGGCGACGTGGTTGACGATGATGTTGACCTTGCGGCCCTTACCCGGCTCGAGCTGCTCGTAGTCAGCCTCATAACCCAGGCTGACCTCTCGCTTTCCCTTCCGGTTGTTGATCGCGTCCTTGATCTTGCCGGACTCGACCAGCGCGTGCAAACTTCCCGGGTCAATCCCGAGGATGTCCTCGATCAAGGATTGATCCTGAATCATCAGGTCAGCCATGAGGAGGTTGTTTCCCTCTTCCGCGCTTCCCCGGTGAGGGTTAAGCATCACCCCGCGGGCCAGCTGCGACCAGTTGTCCGACCCCACCCCGTGGTCCTGGTTGGTCGGGTGCTCATCCAGCACCGGCTTGCCGTTCGAGCTGCTGATCGTGTCCGCATGAAACAGATCCTGCGGCTCACAATCGATCAGCGCGTATCCCCCCGGGCCGACCTCAACATCCGTTTCCCCCGGTCCGTACAGCATGGACCCCGTTCGGGCCACCGGCACGTTGCGGCACAGCAGGAACCCATCCGGGGTAAGCTCCAGGTTGCCCGTGAGCTTCTCCGTGGTGTAGTACCGAACTGGCGCGTCAACCGTGGGCAAGGTCACTCCCTCACTTCGTGAGGTTGAAAGTCTTACAAATAACCAGCGTTACCGCTGGCGGTCAGCTTAAGCGACAGGCTGGTGGCCGTAAACGTCCCGCTGGTGGTGGCAAACCTAAGGTTGGTAAACCCGGCCAGGTTGACCACATACACGGTGGCCGCGGTCGTGGTCTCCGACACGGCGGTCGTGGTGATGGGCACGGCGGTGGTGGGGTAGGCCGCGGTAGGGAGGTTGATCCAGGTGGTGCCGCCGTCGGCGGAACCTTGAATCTGCCAGGTCGCCGTGGTCAGGGCCACGCCCGTGGCTGTAATCAAGCCGGACCTAAGACCACCGATGTTGATGGTGGCGCCCGTGGTGGAGATGGCCGTGAAAACCTGAGGGGCATAGCTGTAGTTCGGCAGAAGCGTGTTCTGGCTTCCCGGGTAGGCCTGGGCCGTGGCTTGCATGCCACCCAACGCCGCGAGGCAGACGAACAAGGCTGCCAGGATGTACAGCTTCAGGTCACGAAATCTCATGGGTCAATCTCCAAAGGCCAATAGGAAGGTGGCCACATACAGGATAAGGTTGCTGGAAAGATCAAACTCAGGAAGGGCGGCGCTGAACGTGAAGGTAACGATGGTTCCCACCAGGGACGTGGTAAAGGTCACGATTCCCAGGTTGGTGATGGCAGGGACGAGCACCGCGTTCGGCAGGCTACCGCGGAAGTCCTCTGAAATCGGAAGAAGCGAAAGGTCGAAGGAAGCCGCCAGCGAGGTGCCGTCCGAGGTAAAGCTCAGCGAGTAGCTTTTAACTGGCTTGATCACTAGGTGCAATGATAAGCCCAGGAGGTGGTTTCAGTGAATACCCTGGGCTCATCATTTTAATAAAAGGCAAGCAAGGCTTACGAGGCCGCGGCGGAATCCTCAGTAAGATTTGCCTCTAACCTAGCCCTTTGCAGAACTTCTTTAGCACTCTCAAGATCTGAACTTACCAGACCCTTATCACCTCTTTCAATGCCCCTAACCAATTTCTGGGCATTTGAAATCACAAACGCAAGGGACATACTTCCACCGCCCGTCTTAAACAGTTTTCCGGCTTGTGCCGAGAGTCGAGGGCTAGCTTCCGTCTTATGAGGTTCCGCGTCGTGTGTCTCCGCCGCCGGGAACGTCTTCGCTAGCTCCCAGGCATCCTCACGGCCATCCGGTAGCTTGACCACCACCCGGCCGCCCTCCACGCGGATCACCTTGCCCCGTGACCCCCTGCTGTTGTGAACCGTGACTCCCGGGTCAAGCTGCGACGACTTCGACGTCATGGAAGAATCACCCATCTCATGACAGTCATGAAACTGTTGATGCTTCCGGTTAAGGTCGGCCAGGGTCACGCTGGACACCGGCTTGAAGCTTTCCTTGTTCGTGGCCATGGCCACCTCCTAAACCTTGATTCCCAGCTCCCTGAGCTTGTTCTTGCTGCTTTTGTACAGCTGCCAAATTCGTTTTTCCTCGGCCGTCTTGAACTTCGGCTCCGGTTCCGGTGGTTTCGGTTCGGGCACCGGCTCGTTGGGGTCGTACGTCCAAAGGTTGAACCCGCCCTCATGGTACGCCTTGCCGACCATCTCATGCCGGTCCGTAATCCCTAGCTTCATGAACGCAAACCGCAGCGCGTTCTTAACCGTCTGCTCGGTGGTCTTAAGATCCTCCGCGATCGCCGCATTCTTCTTGCCCTGAAACACCAGGGCAACCGCCTTCTCTTCCCGCCTGGTTAAGGGCACCAGCCGTCGGTCGTTCAGCTCTAGGAGGCTAAGCTGCTTTGGCCGCTGTCTTCGCTTCCGTCTTCTCAAGAGCGCCATACATGACCCGTAGCCTCTCCTCGTCCAGGACCGGCTCGGGATAGCATCGGCAATTGTAAATCTGACCCGCGTGGGCACGCTCGCCCCGTTCCCCTGAGATGGGCGGCTCGGCCCATCGATGAAAGGTACCGTTTAACTTCTGGTGGAGCTTGCGGACATCCGAATCCCCCACCGACCGCCAGATGTACCCGGGGGACCCCAGGTGCTCGGCCCGGGACTGCGTGACCAGGCTGGCGGTCCTAGCCACCTCGGTGCGGGCGATCAGGTTGGCGCGAGACGTGTTCACCGACCCCGAGCTCAGGATCATGTCTCGGATCTCCGCGGCCCGGGTGCTGTTGATGATCCCCTCAAGCGTGAGCTCATGGACCCGCTTGGCGGCGTCCAGGGGAAGCGAGGTGATCAGGTTCACCTGGTCCGCCAGGTGCTGGCGGGCCAGCATCCCGGCCGGCGACTCGGCCAGCTCCCGTCGCAGCTCGCGTCCCAGGGAGTGGGCGGTTTCCAGCCAGGCCTTCTCGTCTCGCAGCATGACATCCGCCTGCATCCGTTCGGCCACGATCGACGCCCAGGGCCGGATGACCACCGCGTACTGGCGGAGGGCCATCTGGAGGTCGTGCTGATTCTGAATGACCCCATCGGGAGCCATGCCCTTGACCAGATGCCCCACCTGCTCGCTTACCTTTCGCAGCTGCCGAGCAAAGTAGGACTCGGTCTGGCGGACGTGCCGCCAGCGGAGGCGGGCCAGGCGGCGCTCGTAGGCCTCACGGTTCACCCATTCCTCCCGATCCTCAGGTCGTCGATCTTCATGCGAAGCAGCTGACGGGAGGAGGTGCCGGTCCGGCTATACACGCCCCGGAGATAGTTCTTGACGGTAGCCTGGGTGGTCCCCATCCTGAAGGCTACCTCCCGAATCCGCAGGCCCTCGGCCAGGAGGGTCGCGGCCTGAAGCTCCTTGGGTCTCAGGTTAAACGAGACCAGGACCTCCATGACCGTGCGGATTCCCGCGGGCGGGCCGGGCACCACCTTGATTATTGGTGTAGGCGGGGGAGGAAGCTTGTGGTCCGGTATGTGGTACTCACAACGTGGGCAACAAATCATGCGGCGTCCTCCCCGACCAGCTTTCGCAGCTGGTCCATGCTGATTGGTTCAATGCTGCCAAACGTGTCTTGCCCACGGGAGTGACCGGCCAGGTAGCAGGCCAGAGCATCCCCCTTGTGCTTGAAGCCGAGGATCACCTTATCCTCGTCGTACGTGCCGGTGTCCGGGTGGTTCTGGTGGACCACCCAGGCCAGGTCGCTCGTGGCCTCGGGGCCTACGTAGCAATCCAGCTGGTCACCATCCGCGCCCATTGTCTTGCGGATGTAGCCGTAGTCGGCCGGCATGGTTACCGACCAGTCCTTGCCGTTGCGGACCGACCCCTTGGGGTTCTCGACCACGATCTGCAAACCCTGCCGCCGTGCGAGCTCGGCCACGGTCGAGGCGGCGTCCCCGGTGTTCTGGCTGATGGCCGCGTCTACCTTGCTCGGACCCTTGAGCTGCAGGATGCCCCGGTCCAGGGCCGAGCCGCGGCCCAGCATCGCCAGGGCCTTGTCGGTGTTCGGAAGCGCGGCGGCGGCCCCCGGCGGGGCCACGTTGGCCTGCTCCGCCTCGTCGATCATCTCATCCGAGATGTTCGATCCCCGGCCGGTGACCTCGCTCAGCTGCTTGGCCTCCTTCATGGCGGTGGGCGGGTCGTAGACCCCGGCCTCCAGGTAGCCGGTGATGGTCACCATGTCACGGTTGGCCGTCTCGCTCTTGTCCTGCTCCGTCATCTGGTACAGGGGGTTGAACCCGAGCTTGAAGCCCTTCGGCAGGTCGATCCCCAGGCTGGAGGCGATCATCCGGTAGAACCGGGTCACCGGCACCTGGTAGTACCTCACCTGCTTTTGAAGGATGCCGTCGTAGTACGTCTTCAGGTCCCCGTCCCCCGTGGAGTTAAGGCCGCCTGGTGACCGTCCTAGCAGGCGGGTGAGGGGAACCTGCACCGCACCAGCCAGCTGCTCGGCAAAGGCGGTCATGGCATCGGACATGCCGGTCATGGCACCCGACTGGTCAATCTGGAAGTCGTCCTTGGCGTCGATGAGGTTGATGCCCTCAAACCCCTGGAACCGCCGCATCATGTCCACGTACTTGCTTAGGCCGGCCATCTTCGCCCCACCGGCGCTGACGATCTCCCTCAGTCCGTCCACCTTGAGGGTGCGGAGGTAGATCTTATACATCAGCTGGGCGGCGCCCTGGCTGCTGGAGTCAAAGGCCACCAGGCGATCGTACATCCGTTCGTAGACCGAGGTCCCCCACATGTTCTCCATCACGCGCTGCCAGTATGGTAGGCGGTCACCAATCTGACGGAGCACCCGGGAGTAGTGAACCTTCTGGTTGCGGAGACCGGGGGCATCGGAGTTGACCCGGTAGAACTTGGGCTTGCCGAAGTTCGGTCCGAGGTCCTGCACCAGGTCCTCGATGGTGGGGTCTACCTGCCAGCGGTCCAGGGACAGGAACCCCTTGAGCTGACCGGTCGAGACCGTATCGGCTCGGAAGGGGGTGCTAAGGTCCTGGCCGTCTATCAAGGGAATCATGATCGAACCGCCGTACAGTCGAGCGCCCTGGGTAGCCTCGTTCAGGCCGTCCCACAGGCCGAGGGTCACGGCCGACTCCTGGATGGCCTCGATGGCCTCGGGGTCGAGATCCCCCTCGATCTTGACGCCCTCCCGGGTCATGTCATCGCACACCACGTCCACGGCCAGGCCACCCGCCCAGGACCCGCGGTGAATCCATTCCAGCAGGATGCGGTTGCGGGTGATGGGGTTGAACCCGTAGGTCGACCCCGAGGAGAGGTTGTCTGTGCCGATCCCGACCTGGGCCATGAAGTTCTGGAAGCTGTCGGTGGTGATCCCACGCTTCTTGGCCTGTCGGTTGTTGGCCGACTCCAGGCGGTTCGATAATCCCTTAACCGAAACTCGTGATGGCATTGACCTCTCTCCTTGCCTGTCTAATAGGTAACCCAAGCATATGCTGCGCCGTTGATGCCACGGCAAAGGATTCTAGCCTGCACGTTGCTTCCGCCGGTATACGCCACCATGAACGCAGGAGCAGTGGCATCCGAAACGCCAGCCGTGGCACTCTTCGCCGCTATAGCTGAAACACATGTAGGCAATGCAACTGGTGTGCCCGGAGAAATTGGGTATGTAACCCCGGAGGTGAATATTCCGTTAACGATTCGGACCTGAGGATTGATGCCGACCAACAGGTCGCCTAAGAAGGCCCCAGTCCAAATGGTGGAATAGTCACCGTCCCAGCTTGTCATAGTGCCGTGCACAGCTTCGTCGCCGGAAGCGTCCCATTTAAAGTTGTGTTGTAAAGGGGAGAGACTAGAATGCAGCGTGGCGTTGATTAAGTCTACAGATTGCGCGCCGTTGGTTCCGAGACTGTCGGCAAATTCGAAACATACATCACCGCTGCCTGCTCCGTCCGACGCATCATACAGGCAAGTCAAATTTACATACGTAGACGCGGTGGCAGGCGAGTCGATCTCCACAGCGGAAATGTTTGTTGGCACAGCACCGTGAGTGCTGGCTGCATAATACTCGCTTTGCGAGTAAATGCCTACGGTGTTCTGCAGTAAGAACCTTCCATCGGTTCCGCCGTAGTAACCGGTATATTGTGCTTGGTCAACGGCTTTCACAGCGTAGTACCCGGCCTGACCACCTGTGCTCCAGTAGGTCATCGTCAAGTTGGTACCGTCAACGTACACCGCTGTAGCGGCGCTGGTACCTCCCGTCAGATCGGCTTCCATGTTTTGCAAAGTTAAATATGTGCCGATGGGCGAGTAGCATCCTGTGCAGATGGCTTCGATCATGTGGCCGCTGCCGGTGTAGGCTATGAAAGAGTTGTTGAAGTTGATGGTCAAGTTCGAGTTAGCCGGAACCGTCAGCCCCGCGGTGCCTACATTGCACTGTTGCACGGTAGTTACGCTGGTAGACGGAGGCCACTCTACTACGCCAACACCGTTTCCAGCGGTGAGCACCGCGTTGATAGCAGACTGAATTGCTATGTGGTCGTCGGTATGACCATCGCACTTCGCGTTGTAGGGCGCATCCGTGATAAGCGCGGTCGGCACGGTCAACGAGGGCAGTGCAACGGGTCCGAATACGGGAAGGCCGCCCGAATACCTTTGCAGCTGAGGTACCGTGCCGACACCCATCGGGTTAAAGATGGCGGCTGATGTTGGCCCCTGGCACAAGGCCACCGCCGAAGTAATAAACACCGCTAAGGCAACGGTTAGCTTTTTCATTTACTCTCCTCTAACGCTTTCAGCTAAACGACCGGCCTTGAAGGCCGACTGCATCCTGGCAATTTGAACATAGGTGGTGTGATCATCCTCGGGGGTATTCGACCGATTCAACCGGGTAGCGAACCACTGGGCAAAATCTTGGTCATCAATCTCGGCGCCGAGCTCTCGAGCCTGGTCAATCACCTGCTGGGCCGTCCAGTCACGCCGAGGGTAAGTCAAAGCCTGTCCCATACGTCTAACCCTCCCTTGAACGCGAGCATCACGGCCTCCGCCTCATCCGGCGACGGCACGCCTCGCTTGACCATGTCTTCCTTGCTCTCAATCTTGACCTGCCCCCGGGCGGTATGCTCGTACCGGATCGTGGACAGCTGCTGGATCTGCTCGTCATCCAGGCCGCCGATGTCACCCTCACGGACCCGGTCCGCCAATCCCCAGTACAGTTCGGCCTTCAGGTTGACATACTTTTCGGTGTCGCTCGAGGTCTCACCCACGTTGACCGCGGTGCACGGCCAACCAAGCTCGTTCAGGTGGCAGTACATGTACCAGCCAATGCCGGCCGTGTCCACGTTGAGGTTCGAGATTCGTTCCTTGCCGAACCCATTGAGCTCCGAGGCCACCGCGCCGCGGGCATCCTGCTCGTGGAAGGCCCTCTTATGAACGATGTTCGGGCCGTCCCGCAGGACCAGGACCGTATCGGCCTCACCGGGGCCGGCCACGTCCAGGCCTCCCACCAGGCCGGAGGTGCTGACGTGTTCCTTAACCACGCGGCCAGCCTCCAACCGGGCGATGCTGAACAGGCTGTCCTCGGACTGCTCCGGAAAGTTGCCCATCACACGGCTGACGTAGAACAGGCCGTGCTCCCCGTACTTCTTGTACTGGTCCAGGACCCACTTACGGCTGATGAGGTAGGAGACGGGGTTCCGGCCAAGCTCGTCGGGGTCGTCCCTTTCCATGCGGAGGAGATCCTCAATCGTAAGACCCATCAGGTTCGGGGTGTCGAAGGCTGAGATGGTAAAGGTGTTCCACATCGACCGGTGCCGGCCAAAGGTATCGGCGAAGGGACCGGACGGGATGGTGGGGTTCCCGATCTCCAGGATGTGGGCGTTTCCCGACGATAGGGCGGCTTCCATCGACTCGTGGAGCTTCGGGTCCACGCCGGGCGCCTCATCGATGATGATCAGCACGTTCTCGGCATGGATGCCCTGGGACTTGACGCCCTCATCCTGCTTTTCCACCGAGGTGCTCATGCCGTACATGTACCGCTTCGGGCCGAGGCGGAGCTCGGTCTGTAAGGGCTTGGGGAAGGGGTAGCAGCTCTGACGGATCAGCTTATGAGCCTCACCCCATAGCAGCTTTTCCACCTGGGGCCAGGTAGGCGCCGTGGTTACCACCACCGCCTCCTTGAACCGCGTCACGAAGGCCAGGCCGATTGCGGCGGCCACGTACGTCTTGCCGGACGCGTGGCAGGCCTTGACCGAGGTCCGCACGTTCTTGAACACCGAATCCACGATGTCCTGCTGCTTTTTCCATAGGTTGGCACGGAGGTAACCCTGGATGAACCGGTTGGGTGTTGCCTGCCAATACCGCATCTTGTGATCGATGCGGGCTTGCTCCGGATCAACCGATAAGGTCGCCATCGGGCACCCCCGGCAACGCCTGATCCAAGGTTTCGATGCTAAGGCCGCCAGATACCTGAACCTTCTGCAGGGGCTTGCCAAGGGATCGCTCCATCAGGAGCTGCGCGGCCCGGTCGTTGCCGTATGCGGCTTTCTGGATGAGGGCCTGAACGATCCGCCGTGACTCCAGGGCGTCGTTCGCCTCCAGGCAGTGGGTGATGACCTCATCAATGTTCCAGCGTTTCTGACCGACAGGCAAGTTCGGTATGTTCGGAAGACGGCCCTCTGCCTTAGCCGCCTGCTTTTCTTTGAAGTTATCGCGACGCTGCTGCCTGGCCTTCGCCATGTTCTGGCGACGCTTGGCAGTAACCTCAGGGGTCGGGCCTGGTTTTCCCAAGGTGTTGCTCTCCAGATTCTCTGATTTTCCGGCAGATACGAGAGTCATCCTACCGCGAGCGGCGCCGCCCAGGCCAATGCAATTCGGCCTCCGTTTTCCAGCACGTGCCTATACCTCGCGCGCGTATATACGCACACAGGACTCATTGTTAACTTGTGCACTATGACTACGACTTAGCACAAGTTAACAATGAGGCCCCGCGCGCGGTATACGCGGACGCGCCCGCGCACGATCCATATATGCAAAAGGCGATTTTTACCTAAACTAACCCCAGACCGCTCCTTGGCCAGGTAGTCAATGTGACTTAAAAATTGTATTTTACAACCCGAGTTAGTTGGCTTACTATAGCTAGTATGTGGACCCAGGAAATACCCACCGAACCGGGATTCTATTGGTTCCGCGACACCGGTCCTTTTTGTCGGGGCGAGGTTACCATCGCTTGGTTTGATGACGGTGAGTGGGCCGTTCCCGGCAACGACGTCACCTGGAGCTCACACGAGTTAGCCATAACCACCTCCTGTTGGTTCTGGCTACCGCGGCTAGTTAAACCTCAACCCGAAAGGATATGAACCCATGAAAAGGATCTCAATCATTTTGCTGCTGCTGTTGGCAGCACTACCGACACGCGCTCAAACCACACCCGCGGCAAGCACGTTTCACACGTTCACCGCCAACTTCACCCCCGTAACCACCCTGCCTCCGTGTTCGGCGACGGTTACAAAATCCTGCATTTGGGGCATCACCAACACCATCACCTCTCCCCTCTCACCAACGGATCAAAGCATAATTCCCTCCTGCTCGGCAACGGTGACCACGGGCTGCCTCGGACCCACGGCCACTACCTCCGCGTACACGCCGGGTGGCCTGCTTTACTGCGGGACCTGGACGGCTTCGCTGGTGACCAACTATCTCGATGGGAATGGAAGCGCGGCGGTCTCTTCGCCCGCCACGGTGCTGACCGCGGTGGCTGCCTGCCCTTTTGCCCCGCCCGCAAGTCCCGCAAAGGGCGCTGCTAGCTTCCAATAAGAAATCCCGAGGACCTCCCTCGCATGGGAGGTCCTCGTCAACCCATAAGTAGGAGATCTTATAATGGGAGCCCTCGACGCCAACCGCCTGAAGTTTACCTGGCCCCTAGCCCTAACCATCATCATCCTGGTGGTGGGGCTTTTCCTCCAGCAGCTCCAGCTGGTGGCCCAGCACGACCGCCTTGACAAGGCCACGTCTGAGATCAACGCCCTGACCGAACAGGTAAACATCCTCGCCGATAGCCGGGACCAGCAGGGGGCCATCATCGATTCGCTGCAGGCCGATGTCATAGCCGACCATCAGGATCTCGAGGAGATGGATAAAATTGCCGGCAGAGTGATAATGATCTTAAAGTCCTGGAGAAGTAAGGAGAAGAAATGACCGCCAACGAGATCAGAGAGTGGAATAACTCGCTAGTAGAGCTTCAACGCGCGGGCGCGCTTAAGCCACACGAGGTGATTCGCGCGCTTGCGCGCGTCGAGATCGCCGCTCAGCTCGCCGAGCTGAACGAGAAGATCACCCCCCTCATGGATCGCCACCTCGACCACCTTCGCACCAACGTGGTGCTTGAAACCGCCCTCAACCTCCTGCGCACCCGCGGCGCCGACGACACCGTGAACCAGGTCATGGATGAGGCCGAGCGGATCGTCACGGCGAAAGGTTACAGGTAGCCATGACCAGGTGGAAGGTACTTAAGCTAACGGTAGCCGCCTGCTCAATCCCGGCCGGGATCATCGTGGGGCTATGCCTCCTCGGCTCCTGGGCCGTTTACCAAGGCTACCAGGATCATGTCATTCACGCCCAGGTGACTACGTCGCTGGTTAACAAGGTATGGTCCTACGAGTTTGCCCGAGACGGCTACAACGAGCTGTGGTACATCGAGGACCTGGAAACCGGAACCCGGTGCTATGCGGTAGTTACCCCGGGAAGCCAGGGAGGGAGCGCCATCTCATGCGTGAAAAAGTAAGCCATAAACCCAAGGACCTCTCCCCCAACTCCCGGCCTCCCTGGGCCAAGGGCCTGGAGCCGGTGCCGGTGAGCTTCGTGAATCCCCTGTTCGGGGACGAGGAAGAGGGGCGGCATGACGTGCGCCAGGTGGCGCATTTGTCATCATCCCAGGTTGCTGGGATGATGACAAACCGGGCTGCGCCCGACCAGGCCGAGGGTCCTGAGCCTCTCCGCGCCGCCCAGGTCCTCAACGCCCTGCTCCGTGACCCCCGGGAGGGGTTCTGGGTGCTGTGGCCCGCCGGCCCCGGCCCGGACTTCCGGCGGGCCTCGATCGGGCGCCTGGCCCGGCACCATGGGGTCAGGCTAGAGTACAAGGATGCCGGGAATAAGGACTTCCTCGTCA